CCGATCACCCGGCGCTTCTTGCGGATCGGCACCGGGTCACCGTTCACGCGCCACAGCGCGTCGCCGAGTTCGAGACTCGCGACCTCGATCTCGTCGCTGGCGCGGATCTCCACCGGATCCCCGGCCAGATCGAACGCGCCGCACATCATCTGCGGATTCGGCGCGGTCCGCCGCCGCCCCCGGCCGGGATCCTCACCCTCCGGCGCAGGCTCCGGCATCAGCCGCGCGCGGAACCACTCGAACGGAACCGGCTGCATCTCCGACCGGCCCTCCGTGTTGCGCGGTCCGGCCATCTTCCGCACGACCCGCGCGCGATCCACCAGAGCCGAGTTGAGACCCATCGGCTACGCGCCCCACCAGTGGTACGGAGCGCCCTCGATCAGGCTGTCGCGGTACGGCAGGCGCTCGGCGGCCCATCCGACCTCCTGCACGTCCATCGCCGGGACCACCGTGTCCGGGTCGAAGAACACGAGCCACTCGTCGTGCTTGTCCGGGGTCATCAGGCCCCAGAGCAGATCGTTCAGCCACGGCCACGCAACCAACCGGCGCGCCTTGATCGCGTCCTCCGGCGACCGCCGCGTCTCCGAGTAGTTGCCCGCCGAGAAGCTCTGGATCAGGTCGAAGTCCGCGAGCGTCTCGACGTACTCCGCGCCCTCCTGAATCGTCATCAGTTCCGCGAGGCCCTGCACCGCGCGCTCGACCTCCGGCGCGAGGTCATCCGGCACCGACGAGAAGTCCAAGCCGGTGAAGCGCTTGAACGCGGCCACCGACCGCCGGAGCGTCCGGTCGGCCTCCTCCGGCGTCGCCGCCTTGAGATCCGGCTGCTTGGTCCACGCCTGGATGTCGGTCGCCGTCGGCTGATTCATGCGTCCTCCCGAGACAAGGAAGGGCGGGCACAATCAGGCCCGCCCCCCGGTCAACTGCTTGTCGGCCCCCCGGTCTAGGAGGGCTTCCCGCCCGACTGGCCGCCCGACTGCGACTTCGCCGACGCCGACCCCGACTCGGCCTCGGTGTCGCCCTCGCGGGACTTCGCGCGGGAGGACCGACGCGGGCCGTCCTCCTCGTCGCGATCCCGGCGCAGGTGACCGCGCGTGTCTTCGAGGTTGGAGTCCACGAGCACCTTGTTCGTGCGCCCGTTGTCGTCCTCCACGACCGCGACGGTGCCCTGCGAGCGGCCCTGCTTGCGGACCACCGCGTCCACGACGTAGCCGTCCATGCCGTCCGGCAGTTCCACCTTGTCGAGGTCCAGTTCGGACGACGCCTCGTCGTCCACCGGGAAGGAGGAGACCGTCGCGAGGTCGGCCGTCCTGAGCGCGGTGTTGCGGCGGATCATCTCCTCCGCGTTGCCGACGCCCTTGCCGAAGTCATCGGCGAGTTCGTGGAGCGCCTGCTCCTGCGTGTCCTTGTCGTTTCCGCGAGGCATTCTCGTCTTCTCCTTGCGCTAGGCGACGACGTTCCGGCGCGCGCCGCGCGGGTCCACCGCAGCGCAGCCGAAGTCGAGCCGGACCTTGAAGTCGATGGAGTCGATGTCCCACGAGTACGGATCCGGGCCATCGAGCATCCCGGAGGCGTCGGGGGTCTTGCGGAACACCTTCGGCGACTCCTGCCCGTTCAGGAAGCCGACGGCGAACGCCGGGACGCGGGACGGGTCGGCGAACATGTACCAGTCGTTCGCGTCCGACAGGTACGGGTCGTAGACCACCGCGTCGTTCGGGATGATCCCGTTGAGCGGGTTGAGCGTGCCCTTGTCGAACACGTTGCTGCCCGCGCCCGCCGCCATCGCGATCTGCGCCTGCGCACCCGTCAACTGCGAGTTGATGATGCGGTTGGCGATCAGTTGCAGGCGGGGATCGCCGACGACGAGCGACGCGACGTTGACGCGGATGCGGCGACCGGAGTCGTCCACCTGCTTCGTCATCTGCGACACCGCGTCGGCGAGGGCGTCCTCGGACAGGGCCGCCGTGCCCTGATTGCCGCGCGCGCCCGAGAAGAACGGCTGACCGTCCGCCGCCGTCGGGTTGGACTCGATCAGCGCGATCACCGTCTCGACGATGAACTCGGCCGCCGCGTCGCCCATCTCGGCCGGGGCCGAGTTCAGCAACTCGTTGGTCTCGTCGTTGATGATCGCGTGGCGGGTGATCCCGTAGAGGCCGCCGTAGGTGTCCACCACGAGGGAGACGCTCGGCCGCTCACCACGGACAAGCTGCGGGTACTCGCCGTGCTCGCCGACGTACCCCGGCTTGCTCATGCCGGTCAGACCGCGCAGCCGCCGCTCGCGGAAGTCGGGCATGTTCTCGATGCGGGCGTAGCGCCGGTACTGCGGCTGCACCCTCTCGTAGCCATGCCAGATCGCCTGCCGGACGGGGCCGAACAGGAAGGACGGGAAGTCGGCCCGCGTGTCCGCCTCGTCCAGTTCCAGCCGCTCCTCGCGCCAGTTCTGGTACGCCTCGAACAGGAGGACCGGCTTCCCGTAGTCGCCGTACTGCTTCATGGGTTGATCTCCGTTCCTCTCTCTCCGACGGCTCCTAGAAGGAGTCCTTCGCGTCGAGGTCGATGCGGACCTTGCCGGTGGGCACGCCACGGCCGTCACCGACGACCTCGACGACGCGCCCGAACTTCACGTTCCCCGCCGAGGTCTCCGTGAGGACCCCCGTCGCGGCGGTGATGTAGACCGCATCGCCCTTGGCGAAACCGGCCACGGTGTTGACCTGCACGATGCCCTTCTTGACGAGCCAGAACTTCTCGCCGACGTCGATGATCGCGCGGTTCGCGAGACCTTGGTCCCACCCGCGCTCCTTCTGCTTGACGGCGATCCCGACCTCGTTGTTGATCGCGACCGGGTTCCCGTGGGTGATCGTGCCGCCGGTGCTGTTGACCTCGTGGGTCCCCCGGCCGGGCTGGTTGTAGGTCATGGCTCCTTGCTCCTTGTCCGCGACCTACGCCGCGTAGATCTTGTCCGGGTCCTCGAAGCCCGCCTCGCTGAGAACCTGCGCCCAATAGGGCTGCGGCCCCGCCGGGGGCTTCCCGTCGTCCGTCTCGCCCTCGGCGAGGGCGGCCTTGCCGCCGTCGGCCTTGCCCTTGCCGCCCGCGTTCTTCACGCGCGTGGGCCGCGCGTCGGCGAGGCGCTCCTTCTCGTCCTCGATGTCCTTCTTGACGGCCTCGCGGAGCTTCTCCTCGGCCTTCTTCTTGGCGGCCTTGGGGTCGTCCTCGTCCTCCTCGTCGTCCTCGACGTCGAGCTTGGGCTTGGGCTTGTTGGTCGCCTCGTCGAGGCTGTACTCCTCGCGGAGCTTCTTCTGCCACGACTCCGGGAGCCGCGACTCGGAGATCATCTGATGGGCGAGGCGCTCCAACCGCGAAAGCTGGAACGCGCGGGCCACCTGCGCCTGCGCCTGCGACTCGACCAGTTCGCGCTGGTCCTCGACCTGCGACTCGACGAGACGGGCGATGAACGCCTGGACCTCGGTGCTCTCGGAGAGCGCCTCGATCAGCAGGTTGGGCGACGCCGACAGGGCCTCGGTCAGCGCCTCGGGGGTGATGTCGGACACGTCGCCTCCTTCGGGCGAGGTCGTTGTAGCCGGGGCCGCGCCTCCGCGCTGCTCCCGGTAGTAGTCGCGAAGCTCCTCGGCGTCGAGGGACTCCACGAGGGCAAGCTCGACCTCGTGCGGGTCGCTGTAGATGCCTTCGAGCAGCGGGGCGATACGCCCGCCCGCTCCGGCCTCCGTGACCCAATCGAGCGAGCCACGGTCGTTGATCCCCTCGACCAGCCACGCCCGCGCGCCCGAGTGGACGACGGGCCGCACGCCGGTCGCGGAAGCGGAGATGCTCGCCTCGACCAGACCGGGATCGTCGTCGATCAACTCGCGCACGGCGCGGACGGGCCGGGACATGCCCATGACCGCGCCCTGGTCGAAGCGATTGTCGGAGGGGAAGTTCGGATCCCACCACGTCTCCTGCAACCGACCGCCGAGATCACGGACGTCGCGCGGGAGACCGCCGGAGGACTTCTTCTGGTCCGGCGACAGGTGGTTGAGGTACTGCTTCCAGCCCGTGAACTTGTGGGCGTTCTCCGAGAGCATCTTCGCCTCGTAGAGATGCCGCCCACGGCCTCCTCCGAGGCCCGGCCGGATGACGACGACGGGGACCCGGCCCTTGGCGTCGAAGACGCCGCCGGAACGCTCGTTGCCCTCGCCGTCGTAGCCCAACTCGATGCGCGTGCCGTCCGGCTTCGTGATGGAACCGGTGTCGGCCTCCACGAGAGAGACCGACTCGACGAGCGTCAGCGCTTCGGTCGGCGGTGATGCGGTGGTCGCCACGGCCCGAAGGGTTACACCTTCGGATCGCGCCCCCACATCGGACTTCGCCTACTTCAACGCGGGCGGGCGCTTGCGCCTCGGCGGCCGTGAGTAGGTCGTCGTCCGCGCCAACTCGTCCTCGCGGTCCCAAGCCTCGATGTCCAACTTGTGCAGACGCTTCATGGCGTCCGCCTCGTCGGTGTGAGTCGTCTGATCGCCGCCCCGGTCGTTCTCGATCTTCCACTGCTTGCCGTCGTGCCGGATCCGGCCGCCCGCCGTCGTACGCACCGAGTCCTTCGGCTCCTTCTTGATCTTGCGGAGCGCCTCCCGCGCGTACGACGCGCCCTCCCAATCCTTGTGCGGGTCCGCCTCGCGCGCGGCCGAGCGCTTCTGCTCCTTGGCCGTCGGCGGCTTCTCCGACTTGGACTTCACGCCCTTCTTCTCGGCGTCGAACTCGCGCATCCGGCGCTGCCGGTCGCGCTCGCGGAGCTTGTGCAGAGCGCGCGTCGCTGCCTCGGCCTCCGCGCGAGAGGCGTACTTGTGCTCCACGTCCTCGCCGGTGCCGCCGTACTGCTCGCCGTGGAAGCTGGCGTCGGGCATCATCAGGCTGCCCTTCCACTCCTCGGGCTTGCCCCCGTAGCCGCCGGACTTCCACGGCTCCGACGGGACGATGGGCTTCGTCATCGGGTAGTCGGTGCCCTCGGACTTCTTGATCGCGGCCTTGCCCTTCGGCGCGATCTTCTTGACGCGCTCGTGGAAGTCCTTCGCCGCCGCCTCCGGGTCGTCGTGGTAGGTGACGTTGCTCGGGTGCTCCGAAGCTCCGGGCGCTTCGGACTCGTGGTGGCCGTGGAAGACCGCGATCTCCTTGCCCCTGCTCCGGCCCGTGCCGACATCGCGCATCTCCATGTGGACCTCGTGCTCACGGCCGCCGAGCGCCGCCGTGTAGCCGCCCTGCTGCCCGTACAGCAGGCCCTCGTGCTTGTCCACGACGTTCTGCGCCGCCTTCATGTGCGGCACGGCCTTCTCGCCGATGTCGTGCGCGAACCGGCCCGAGCGGTCGCGACGGCGGTGCTGCACCGACATCTTCGCGATGTGCGAGCGCATCTGTGGCGACAGGCTCGTGATCCCGGCCTCGCGCAGGTACAGCCGTTCGAGTTCGATGCGGGTCGCCGCCTCCTCCAACGACGCATCGGCCACGCGCGCCGGTGGGTCATCGGTCGCCGCCTCGTCGAGACGCAGAGCCTCCTCCAACTGCGGGCCGCCAGCGGCGAGCAGGTATTCCCGCAAGGCGTCGATGTCCTCCGGGGACGAGAGGACCGCCTCGAACTCCTGCAAGCACATCTCGACGACGACGGCCTCGGACAGCTTCTTGCCGCCCTTGCGCCACTTCGTCGTGCGCATCCCCATGTCCTTCACGACGGCGCAGACCTGCTCGGCCCGGTCGCCGAACCGCTTGCGATTGTCGCGCACGCAAGCCGTGAACGGGTGCGGGTCCTTCATGTAGTGCTTGACGATGGGACCGATCTTCTTGCGGCTCTCGGGGGAGACGGCCTTCCAGTTCGTCACGCCGTCCGACGCCTCGGAGATCGCGCTGCTCTCCGTCTTGAGCGCCTTGCCGCAGTGCGGGCAGCGCGTCATCTTCGACTTCATCCCCTTCGGAAGGCCCTTGCCGCACGAGGCGCACTTGCCCGGCGACCCCGCTGCCTTCGACTCGCGCGCCTCCTGCATGGAGCGACTCCCCTTCTTCTTGAGATGCGGGTACTTGGCGTAGACCTTGGCCTTCACCGCGCCCTCCTCCGGCTTGCCGGAGCAGCGCGCCAGCGCGTTCTTCGCGTGACTCTCGTCATGGATGGGATACGAACCGTGGGCCGGGGCCTTGCTCGGCACCGCGAAGTCGCCCTTCGGGATCCGCTTGCGCTCGGCCATCGAGAGCTTGCGCTCCTCCAACGCCAGCGGCCGGACCATCGCCTCCGCGATCTCCTTGCCCGCCTGCGTGCGCTGCTCGGCCTTCTCCCGGTCGGTCTTCACGCGCACGTGCCCGGCGATGGTCCGCGCCGTCTTCGGACCGATGATCCCGTCCGCGCGCAGCCCGTAGCGCTTCTGGAACTTCTTCACCGCCTTCTCGGTCTCCGGGCCGAACCTGCCGTCCACGTCGAGACCGAGCGCGTTCTGCACCGAGGAGACCTGATCGTGGCCCTCGTCATCGCCGACGCCGAGGCCCTTGAACAGCAGATCGGTGAGGCCGCCGAGCTTCATCTCGTGCTCGCGGCGCTCCTTCTCCAACTCGCCCTCGGCCGCCTTCTGCAACGCCGCCGTCGTCTTCGGGCCGACGACGCCATCGACGAGAAGCTGCTTGCGGCGCTGGAAGTCCTTGACCGCCTGATCGGTGCGGGGACCGAACTGGCCGTCGTCGGTCAACTCGTGGCCGATGCTCGTCAGGCGGCGCTGTAGCTGCGACGTGCGGGTCTGCGGGTCATACGGGTCCTGCGGCCCATTCTGTTGCGTCCCTGCGGTCTGCCCCTTGGGCTGGCCGCTCTGCGCGGCAGGAGCGGCGGAAGGGGTGCTGGCGGGCGCGCCAGCGGGCGCTGCGGCGGCGGCGGGCATGGCAAGAAGCGTACGTCCGCTCACCGTCGCCTTCGGATCGGATTCAGAGCAGCCGACGGATCACGACGATCAGCGGGTCGCCGCTCGGGAACGTCTCCTGCCTGCCGTTGCCGAAGGTCACGATGAACTGCGCCTGATACACGCCGGGCGTGTCCACGTGCTCGGCCTCCGGCCAGTACGCCACCCACGGAGCCTCGTCCTCGATCACCGCCGGGAACTCCACGTGCTTGCCGCCGCCCTGCCGGTCCATGCAGAACAGCACCGACGCGCCGAGCAGCGGAGCGTCGCCGTCCTCGTCACGCAGCGGCGCGCGGATCGGCTTCGCCGTATCGCCCTCAACGATCTGCGTCGTCGGCATCGCCTCATTCTCCTTGCGCTGTCGCCGCGTGCGGGATCACATCGGCCGTCGCCACGTGCCCCTCCAACTCCGCGCTCGCGACGTGCTCGGCCACGACCGCTGTCGCCGCATGAACCACGACGTCGGCCGTCAACTCGCCGACCAGCGGCCGGTAGGCGTACATGTTCCAGACGCCGCCGCCCGTGAAAGAAATGCTCGCGCCGCCGGTCTTCGGGAAGTCCTTCGAGCGCGAGAAGCCGCCTGCGGCCCCCTCCGTGACCGCGCCGCCGGAGACCGCCTGCACCTGCGCGAGGGAGCCACCGGCGAGCGTTTCCGCGACCCCTGCACCCATCTTCGTCGCGCGCGCGAGGCGAGCACCGCCAGCCGACGGGACGACGAGGCCGCCGGAGGCCCCGAACTGAGTGGGCATCGGCCCGCGCCCACCGGACGAGTAGGTGATCGCCTTGCTGCCGCCACCGGCCGTGGTACTCGATCCGCCGCCCGAGCGCGCCAGCACGCGCGCAGAGCCGCCGCCAGCGCCACCGGCCGCCAGCGCGCCGCCAGCGCGCGGGAGCACCAGACCGACCACGCCGCTGCCACCGGCACCGGTACTACTCGTAGCGCCACCGCTACCAGCACGCCGGATGGCCTTGGGGCCACCGGAGCGCGCGACCCCGGCCACGCCGCCGGACGCGACGCGCGAGACCGCCTTCGGCCCACCCGCCGTTGTGGCTCCGAAGACGCCGCCCGAGTGCGCAAGCTGCGTGAGCTTCGGTCCGCCCGCGCCCGCCGTCGTAAGCCCGCCACCGGTCTTCGAGACCCCGGAGGACGATGCCCGCGAGCCACCCGCCACCGCCACGCTCGACGCGCCACCGGTCGCCACCCGTGTGCGCGCGCCGGAGCCGCCCACGGTCATCGCCGCCAGCGCACCGCCCGTGTACACGCGCACCGTGCCGCGCGCGCCGCCCGCAGACGCACCGGTGAGCGCCCCGCCGGTCTTCGGAGCGCCGACGAGCTTGCTGCCCCCCGTCGCCGCACCGGACAGACCGCCGCCAGTCTTGGGAGCGCCGACGAGCTTCGGCCCGCCTGTGCTCGCGCTCGTGAGCGCGCCGCCCGTCGCGGTGCGCCGCGAGGTCTTCGGCCCGCCTGTGATCGCCGTCGAAGCGGCCCCGCCGGTCTCCGCGCGCGAGGTCGCCTTCGGTCCACCGGTGCTTGTCGTCGAAGACGCGCCACCGGTCTCGACGCGAGCCACGGTCTTCGGCCCGCCGGTGCTCGCCACGCCCGCGCCACCGCCCGCGTGCGCGACCTGCACGATCTTGCCGCCGCCCGCGACCGCGCCCGCCGGAGCCGGGGACGTGACCGCGAAGTTGTCGAGATGCATCGACGTGGCGTCCTGATTCTGCGAGGAGTCGAACAGCCGGACGCCTCCCACCCCGACCCCGGTGATCGCGTTGTCGGTGGTCCGGCAGACCTCCACGCCGTTGATCTCAAGGGCCTTGTAGGCGTTGCGGAGCACGAGCCGGGCGTCGTAGAACAGGCCCGCCGTGAGCGGGAACGACGCGGACGACACGAGCGTGGTCGCGGAGCCGTTGACGATCTTGAGGATCTGCCACACGCTGCCCGAGCCGGAATAGCGGGCGAGGTACAGCGTGTTCACGGTGCGGTCCAGACGCCCGACGATGCCCGTCAGCGCGCCGCCGATGTTGGTCTGCGGGCAGAACGTCGCCACGACGTCGTAGTCCGCGCTCGGGGACGGAAGATCGACGAACAGCAGTCCGATCACGCTCGCGCCGTTGTGCCGCAGCCGGTTGGCGTTCGTGATGATCCCGTCGCCCGCGCTTGCCGGGTGCATGGTCCACGGGGCCTCGGTGTGGGCCGTCAGGAGCTTCCCGGCCGTGTCCGTGAACGAGTCGCGTGTGTAGACCGACACGCCGACCGTGCCGCCGCCGGTCTTCGGGAACGCCTGCACCCTGATGGCCGTGCCGCCTGTCGCCAGCGCGGCGAGCGCGCCGCCGGTCTTGCCCGACGCCACCGCCTCCACGCCACCGCCGACCGTGGTGGACAGCGAACCGCCGCCGCCGGTCTTCTGTGCGAGCTTGTCCGAGCCGCCCACGAGCGTGCCGAGCGCGCCGCCGCCGGTCTCCCGTGACGTGACCTGCGCGCCGCCACCGGTGACCGCTCCCGCCGCGCCGCCGCCCGTGTCGAGCGTCTGCACGAACGAGTCCTGCGCGCCCGCCGAAAGCGCCGCGCTCGCGCCACCGGTCTTCGGCACGAACGTGATCGGCAGCGGGACAAGCTCGAAGGCGATGCCGCAGTTCACGGACGCCGTGGCGAGCGTGGCGTTGAGAGAACCCGTCGCGCCGGTGCCGGTCTTGATCGCCGTGGCCGCAGCGATGCCCGCGCCGGACGCCGTGTTGGAGTTCGTGTCCGCGCGCTCGGTCCAGTTCGCCTGCACCGGATCCGTCGCCGCGCGGTAGGCGCTCGTCTGCGCGGTGTTCGTATCCGTCGTGTTGGAGACGAGCATCACGATCATGGCCTGATCGTTGACCGTCATCCCGCCGCCGAACGCGACCGTGACCGACGAGGCGTTCGCCTGCGCGACCGGGGTCGCGTCCCACGGGTTGCCCGTCGTCCTGACGCCGCCGAACGACGCCGCCAACGCGACGCTCGCGCCGGTACCGGTGGACTTCGAGAGCAGCGGGTTCGCTGTGCCGGTCTGCGTCGCGCGCCGCCACCACGCGCACAGCCGCATCCCCGTCGAGTTCGGCTGCGTCGCCGGGATCTGCGTCCACCCGGCAGGGGCCGACAACGTGGCGGTGTTGTCCTCCGTCGCCAGCGCCACCACGAGGATGTCGTTGACGGCGTGCGAAGGCAGCGACGGCGTGAGGTTGCCGGTGCCCGAGACGACCGCGCTGAACGCCTGAGTGACCGCCACGGGCCGTCACCCGCCTGCCGTCAGCCGTCGATGTGGAAGAACGGCGTGACCTGCACCGTGAACCCGGCCGCGTTCACGGCGACAGCGGTGAGGTCGTCGAAGTTCGCGTAGAAGATCGCGACGCCGACCGTGGAAGCGGTCGCAAGGAAGAACCCGTTGACGTTGCCCCACGAGCCGGTGCTCGCCGGGAACGACTTCTGCGCGCTCGTCGTGCGGCGGCCCGAACCGTTCGTGGCGACCGCGCCCCAATCGGTGTTCGCGACCGCGACCCGCGCGTACGCGCCGCCCGAGGGTTCCGCGACGCTCGCCGGGGCCGACGCCAGCGCGTCGGTGCGCGCCGGGACCGTCGTGGCGGACGACCCGGTGAACAGCCCGAGGTAGTAGGTCGTCTGGATCGCCGTGGTGGCGCGCGGGACCTTGTTGAGGATGTGGTCGAGACCCTCGTCGGGGAAGATCTCGGCCCCGCCCTCCATGCGCGGGAGGCCGTAGACGCCGTGCAGGATGATGTCCCGCAGGCGCTTCTGGTGCTCCGGGTTCTCGTGATCGAGGACCGGGATGCTCTGGAACGTCTCGATCACGAACCCTTCCTCCGACTCGGGGTGTACTCGGCCTCGTCGCCGCCGAAGATCTCGAAGTGGCCTGCGCCGTCCTCGTTGTCGTTCGGCGCGTCGTCCACCCACTGCACGAGCCGCCCGTACTTCGGGGCGATGACGGTGGTGCCCTGCGGGCCGTCCACGACGTCTTCGCCGGTGACCTCGCGGTACTCGCCCTGCGGCGTGTAGCCCGCGAACGCCTCCCGGACTTCCTCCGGGGTACCGGCGCTCGCCAGCAGGTCCGCCATCGCCCCGCCCATCACGGACTCGGGCGCGAGCCACACGACCTTCTCGGCGTCGATCTTCGTCGCGGCCATCGCCTACCTCTCCGGGCAGACGGCGTGAACCTGAGCCTGCCCCTTCGGGATCACCACGCCGTCGAGCGGCAGCCCGCAGTTCGCGCAGGGCCGAGACGTGTGGACGAGGATGCGCTGCCCGGTCCGCTCGTCGTCCTTGAAGACCTCGACGTGCGCGCCGACGCGGATTCCGGGGACCGGGAGCATGGCTGGACGGTAGCTGCCCTCGGACCCTTCTTCGGATCGAACCTGCTACCGGAACGCGACCGTCGTGATCGCGGCCTCGCCCTGCGCCTTGAGGAGATCCTCGGCCTGATCGGCGCGGATGACCGCCTCGCCGTTGCGGCCCCATGTCTCCGACCACGAGTTCGTGATGCGGAGCAGCGGCACGTCGGTCTTGATCGAGGGGAAGCCGCCCGGCCGGGCGCGACCGTTGCGCGGCAGCACCACGCCCCGGACGATGTAGGCGTGGCCCCCGGCGACGTCGCCGGTGACGTTCAGGACGCCCTGCTCGTCCGGGTCGAACATGCCTTCCAGCCAGTCCGTGCCGAACACGACCGGGCCGAGCGACCCGAGCGCGCCGATCACGTCGTCGATGCCGAACGCCCACCGGTACTCGCCGACGTAGCCGAGCGCCTTCGCGGCCTTGAGCGCCCCGAGGACCGACGACCCCTCGTAGTCCTCGCCCGGCCACTCGTCGTTCTTCTGCGCCAGCCGGTAGAGCGCCTGCGCGAAGTCCTGATCGAACGGCTTGCCGCCCGGCAGCGTCAGCGGCTTCGGAGACGCCGCGAGGTCGTACGTGCGGGAGTTGCCGGTGCAGGCGGACGTGTTGCCCTGATCGAGCCGCAGCTTGAGCGGCCACGTCTTCGTGACCGGCGCGGCGAGGTAGTCGGGATGATCGCGGACCGCGAACCCACGGCTCCGCTCATCGAACTGTGCGATGCGGCCGAGACGAGGATCCGTGACCTCGACGCCGTTCTTGAGCCGAGTAGCCATGCCCGCAGAGTACGGGCAGATCGGATCGCTCCCACAACGCAAAAGACCCCGCCGAAGCGGGGCCTTTCACAGCGATGGCTTCCCGGTGGGAGTCTACGCCAGCCGGTCGAGCGTCTCCTTCTCGACCCCGAGGAACTCGTCGAGGTCGTCGAGGAAGCGGGCCGTCGTGACCAGCGCCCCGGCCTCCCGCAGTTCGGCGGCGGTCGCCTCGTCATGCTCCGGGAACACCGCGCGCGTGCAGTCCGTCAGCACGACCGTCGCGAAGCCCTTCGCCACCGCGTCAATCGCGGTCGCCTTGACGCAGAAGTCGAGCGCCAGCCCGACGACGAACACGCGCTCGATGCCCCACCGGCGCAGGTAGTCGGCGAGCGTCTCGTCGGTGAGGTCGCCGCCGCTGCCGGACCACATGCGACCCTCGAAGCCGGAGTACGCCTCCTTCGTCGCGTCGGTGCCCTTGAGGACCAGCGCGTTCTGCGCGTCCACGATCTTCTGGTGCTGGTACGCGCCGGTCGAGTTGTTGACGCAGTGCTGCGGCCACGGGCCGCCCTGCTTCTCGAACGAGCAGTGGTGGATCGGGTGCCAGTCCATCGTGCCGACGCGGACCTTGAACTGCCGGGCCAGCGCCGTGATCGGCTCGATGATCTGGTCGCCGTCGGTCACGCCGAGCGCGCCGCCGGGCAGGAAGTCGTTCTGGACGTCCACCATCAGCAGAGCGTCCCTCTCCGTGACGTTCATGCCGCACGCTCCTGCGCGTACTCGGCGCGCGCCTGCTCGTAGGCGGCCTGCGCCTCGGCGTCCCAACCGCCGGGCAGCCGCTCGATGTCGGCGCGCATCGCGTCGATGCGCTGGTTGAACTCCACGACCTCGCGCGCCCACCCGTCGGGATCGTCGAGTTCGCGGTCGGCGCGCGCGTTGGCGCGCGCCTCCTCCTCGGCGGCGACCGCGCGGGCCGTCCGCTGCTTGTCGGTCAGGGTCATCAGTTCATCTCGATTCGGAACTCGGGGGTCCACGCCAGCGGCAGCCCGTTGCTGCCGATCACCTGCGGCACCGGCTGGCCCGTCGCCGTGACGACGGCCTGCGCGAACGGCAGCGGAGTGCCCTGCGCGCTCTCGGTCTCGTGCCCGCGCCCGTCGTCCGGGATCGCGAGGCACGCCTTGAACCGGCTCGGCGCGCTGCTCGCGGGCCGCAGGGTGATCGCCACGAGCACCGGCTCGCCGTGCTGCGTGAGGATCGTCCTGCCCTCCTGCACCTGCTTCGCCTTCATCTGCTTCTCCTTGGTCGGGAACCTTCACTCCCGTTATCGGCGGGAACGTCCACGATGTTAGCAGACTTGTGGCGGGATGGCTACGAACTCAGCGCGGCCAGCGGTCATGCCACGTGCGCGGCGGACCCATGACCCACCGCACGCACAGCAGTCCGAACCCGCCGACGAGCAGGATCACGACGAGCCACGCCAGCACCCACGCCACGAGGCCGTCCGCGCCCACGACCAGCAGACCGAGGATCACGATGAAGCCGAACAGCCGCCACGCCCACACCATCGGCGCGTCGTAGCGGCCGTTCTCGTAGTCCTGCCGCTCGTGATGGGCGTTGTAGGTCTTCGCCGTCAGGTGCGGCTTCGGTCCCTCAGACATCGCCGAACACCCGCGCGATCAGGCTGTCCGAGCGCAGCTTCCGCGCCCGGTCGTTCGCGCCGACGGCCCAGATCGAGCCGGGGAAGTCGTTGCGCTCCTCCTCGGCCTCCCGGAAAGCGTGCGCGACCGACAGCGGGTCCGGCGTGTCGGCCGACTCGATGAACGGGGTCTGGAAGACCTGCTCGTCCGGCAGCCACGTGAAGACGACCGCCACGGCCTTGCCCTCCAAGGCGTCAGACATCGAGGTCCCTCCCGTCCGCCGACTCCGGCGTCTGCCCCTCCATCGACTGCACGGTCAGGTGGACCGCCACGACGTCCGGGTTGCCGGAGCCGGTCTCCAAGATCGCCTGCCAGATCTGCGCGTCGCTGTACTTCGCGCCGCCCTCCTTGAAGCCCTGCTCGCGGACGCGACGAATGAGCTTCCGCGCGCGCCGGGCCGCGTTCATCTTCGTCGTGACCCACTCGATGAACTGCATCGCCGTCTTCTGATCGCACGGCGACGAGCGGTCCGCCGCGCTCGCCCCCGGCGAGCCGGGGAAGTGGCAGCGGTAGGCGACGGCCGGGACGTCGTGCTGCAACGTCACGTAGTACCGCCACGAGCCGTCCGGCCGCCAGTACAGCGCGCCGTGCTTGCCCTCGTGCTGCACCGGTCCCTTGCCGGTGTCGCCGAGCGGCGGGAACGCGAAGTCCCCGAGCGCCGCCGGAATCGTCGGGTTGGTCATGCGTTCCATCCTCGCGCTCGCGCCTCGGAGTCCGGGCCGGTGAACTGCGCCCCCTGCGGCAACGAGAATCCGCGCAGGTACGCGCCGAGGTCCCACTCCCACCCGGTCTGCTCGGCGATGTAGCCCGCGTCCAGCTTCGACGCCGGGGTGCCGGGGATGACGCCGACCATCTTCTGCGTCTCCGGGTCGAAGCACAGCCCCACGAACTCCATGCTCGTCGTGCCGTCGTTCTTCTCGAAGGCGACGACGACGGAGACCTCCATCGTGCCCTCCCGGAACAGCGGCCTCCCGCAGTTCGCGCACGGCGGGTTGTCGCCGTACGCCCCGCGCGCGGGCCGCGCGGGGCGTGTGCAGTCCTGCGGGCACTTCCATGCGCTGCCGACCTTCATCGACGCCGCCCTCCCCGCCGGTTGCCCCGGCCCTTCTTGCCCTTCGGCTTCGTGGTCTCCACCGGCTGCGGCTCGAACAGGGTCGCGGAGCCGAACATCTGCGCCCGAGCCATCTCGTCCATGCAGTCCCGGTCCTTGCACTCGAACCAGCCGCAGACGACGCAGTAGCCGTCATCGTCCAGATGGTCGCCGACCGGCGTGCCGGTCGTCTCCGGCAGCGACAGCCGCGTCGAGCCGGTCGGGTTGTCGTACGCGATGCTGCGCCCGTAGGCGTCGCTGCCGCGCGACGGGTAGTTCGACGGCCAGCGGATCACGCGGTCTTCGAGGTCCAGCAGGACCGACCAGATCCGCGAGTACACGCTCGCGCGCTGCCAGCCCTGCTTCTTCTTCACTTCGTCCTTGAAGTTCGAGTAGTCGATCTCCGTCGCCATCGCGCGGACGGCCTCGGCCCACGCCTGCTGCTTCACGCGGATGCGGCAGGGGTAGTCGGTGCCCTTCGTCTCGGCGATCTTCACGTTCGGGAAGAAGTCGGCGAGCGCCTCCAAGTCCTTCCGGTTGCGGGCGCGCACGGTGACCATTCCGGTCTTCACGTCGCCCTTCTTCTGCACGGCGCTGTAGAAGCCGCGCGGGGTCATCAGCCACATGTTGTTGTCCTTGTCTCCTTGGTCGGGAAGGTCCACGATGTTAGCACCGTGGACGCAGAGTGCCTAGCGGGTGAACTCCCACGCGCGCTCGGTCAGCTTGAACGGGGCATCCTCCGGCCCCTTGACGTACGGGTGAATCCAGATCTGGCGATGCGACGACAGGCTCGGGTACCACTGGTTGCGCCAGTGGCCGTGAACGAGGAACCGCACCGAAACCTCGCGGCCCGTCGGCTCGGCGTCGCCGCCGCGCGCCCGGCGCAGCTTGCAGACGTTGATCGTCCGCTGGTCGAAGCCCTTGCGCTTCGCGTCCCGCCACAGACCGCGCGGCGCGCGCTCGCGCACCGGCACGAACTGCTGCGCGATCCGCCACATCGTCTGGATCAGCCGGACCTGATCCTTCGCGCGAGCGAGAACCTCCTCCTCCACGTCGTCGCGCAGCACGCTGATCCGGCTGATGTCGGTCCACGGGTTCTCGCCCCACGTCCACTGGAACGTGTGGCACATCGAGAGCGCCTGCTCGCGACGCATCCGGTCGAGCAACTCCTGCGACCCCCACCGCGTCACGTCTTCGTCCCACGCCGACGTGTAGTAGGTGATCCAGAAGCACCCGGCCGACAGATCCTCGTTGTGGACCGCGATCCACGAGATCGCGCGCACCGGGATCGTGCCGTCGGTCGCGCGCATCGGGTGGTCTTCGTCCCACGGCGCGTCCTTGAGCATGATGGGCCGCGCGAGCAGCGCGAACCCGGCGGGCACGAACGGATCACCCGGCAGCACCGCCTCCGGCTCGAACGTCTCGCGGGCGCGGTCCACCAGTTCGCAGATGTCGTCGCTCACGTAGATCGGCTCGGCCTCCGACAGCACCGCGTTCTGCGTCGCGATGATGTAGCCCGGCGGCATCCGCTCGTGGACCTTGTGCTTGCGCTGCATGTCGGCCTCGAAGTACGCGAGGTAGTTCTGACCCTCCTCCGAGTTCGTCCACTCGTGCAGGCGAAGCTGCTCGACCATCGCGTCTTCCCACCGGCCGTAGCGGATGCTCACGAGAACATCACCGCCTCGAACTGCGCCAGCGCGGCCTGCGGGTCCGTGTACGGCAGGACCACCGCGATGATCTCCTCGGGCAGCGCGTGGTCGCGCGTCTCGGCGTCGAACACGAACTCCGGCGCGCGCCAGCCGTCGTTGTCGGTGATGAAGTCGATCTGCTCGACCTCGGGGTCGTCGCCGACGATGACGTACTGGCCGGGGAACGCACCCATCTCCGCGCCCATGCTCTCCTCCCACGTGTCGAGCGGCCGGACGCCGGTGCCGTAGCACGTGGGGCAGGACTGCTCCGTCTCGCACTGCGGGTCGGGACCGGGGATCCCGGTGCGCGGGTTGATCGAGTAGCCGACGACGCCGACGACGCCCTCGCCGTGACACCGGCGGCACGCGGTCTGCGGGTGGTTGATCGTGGTCACTGTGGTCTCCTTGGTCGGGAAGGACTCTCGCCCCTGTTATCGGCAGGAACGTCCACAATGTTAGCACCTGCCTCGTATCCGTACAAGCACGAAGGCCCGCCGCGTTCCCCCAAACGCGGCGGGCCTTGGCCCTCCCGAGGCTGTCGTGCGAGTTACGAGCAGGCGACGCTCAGGCCACGCACGGTCTTGACCGTGTGGACCCGCCCGCTGCTCGTGCGGTAGCGCGCGGTGATGCGCACGTTGTAGTTGCCCTCCGCGCGGTTGCGCAGATCGACGGTGATGGCGCGCCCCTTGACGACCAGCTTGCGGCCGTTGAGGGTGGCGCGGGCCGACACGAAGCGCTCGCCCTTGCGCGACGGGGCGCGGAGCGTGCGGACGATGTTGCCGGAGCAGGTGGCCTGCGCCGTCGGGGCGGCCGGAGCCGGGACGGCGGTCACGGGACCCTGCGGACCGGCGACGCCGACGCCGTTGTTACCGGCGGGGCCAGCGGGACCCTGCGGGCCAGCCGGACCGGCGGGACCCTGCGGACCGGGGACCTGCTGCGGGACCTCGAAGTCGATGATCTGATCGTTGATCTGGAAGCCATCGACGGCACCGTGCCACTCGAAGTCGCGGCCCTTCGTGATCTGCGCCGAGATGAGCGTGGCGTCCGGGAACGTGGCCTTGATCTCGGTCAGCGTGCAGGGCGTCGCCTGATTGCAGCCGGTCGTGCCGCCAGCGCGGACGACGTTGCCCGCCGCGCCGGTGAGGAACCACTGCCCGGCCGAGGCGTCGATCCGCGACCACACGTTCGCCGGAGCGTCCGTGGGCAGGCTCGTCATCGTCGAGAAGTTCAGC